CTCGGCAATTACGTTCCCGGCGATGCGAACACCGACAATGGATTGGTCGGCGTTGATTTCCTCAACTGGTGGAGAGCCAACACGCTGAACGGCAGTATTTTGGACGCGTACGCGGACCCGCTTCTCGGTAGCGAGGATGCGGACCAGTTCAAGATTTCCATTCAGGAATTCGGCGGCGTATTCACGGGCGTTCAGCTGAAGCAAGGCGACATGGACGCCTTCGCAGCGAGCAGGGCGTGGGCTCCCGGCAGCAATGACGGTTCGGTCGTTGGCGGGCATTGGCTCTGGTGCTGTGCGTTCAACGCGCAAGGACCGGTGTTCCAGACTTGGGACAAGGACCAACAGGCAACTTGGGAATGGTTGTTCTACCGGCAGGACGAGCTCCACACTCCCCTCATGCCGGACTGGATCAACAAAGACGGCATGAGTCCGGCGGGCATCGATGTGGCCGGCCTCCATCGTGGCCTTGAGATCGTTACGGCATAACTCCCGCCCAGCGGAGTTATATGAATTCGTGTGAACTGACAGAAGGCGACCGCGACAAACTGGTTCGATTCCTCGTGCGGAGAGGCGCATCGCGCCCAGACGCTGAGGACATCGTTCAGCGAGCGATGTTCAAGGCTTGGCACAAGCGCCATCAGTACCGCGGAGATTCGAAGTGGGGAACTTGGCTCGGCGCCATCGCCAAGAACGAATTCCTTATGTGGGTCAGGCGCGTCCAGCCGGCGATCCTGCCTTTGACTGCAGCGAACGAGATGGAATCCCATGCAGTGAGTTCCTACGACCAGATAAACCGCGAAGAGCAAACACGCACCCTGAGAAGCAATCTCGCGGCGTTGCCCTGCGCCGATCGCCAGATCGTGCAGCTCGTGTATTTCCAGGACAAGACAGTGAAAGAGGCGGCGCGCGCCCTTGGCCTTACGCGAGCGGCCGCGAAGACGCGATGTTGGCGCGCGATCAATCGATTGCGAAGGATGCACGGTTCGAGTCTCGTGAAGCGAGCGCCGCTATCCAGGAGTGCATATGGCCGTTAACGTGCACCTCGAAGGCGATATCGTCTATTACCTGGGATTCCTTTGCGGCCAGCTCCTATTCGTGCTCAGGCGCGCTGCAGCGGCGATTCGCTCAAAGACGAATCCAACCAGCACGCGAATACATTACATTCAAAGCAACTGGGATTTGCTGCTCATACGAATGGCGCTCGAAATTCCGGCCTTCTATCTTTTTCGGCATTACAGTCTCAATACAATCCTCGGCCTTTTCAGTATCGCTTGGAAAGCTCCATTGCAAGTCCCGCAAAACGCCCTGACGTTTTTCATGCTCGGCTACCTTGCGGATTCTCTCTTGGATTGGTTCGGCCTTTCAAAATTCGCACCCGACTGGTTGAAGGAGAACATACCCGACATGCAGGTCTACAGCCTACATACAGTCGAGCAATCAGAGAATCCAGACACGGGCGCTTCGGTGAAAGTGGATAAAACCGTGACAGTCCAAAAACCGACTACTGCGCCGCCCGAAGATAAAGGTGCATCGGACACACAATGACCCATGACCCGTGGACGTGTTTAACGGCCGTGTTGGAATTGAAGCAAATGGCTGGAAGGAAAGTGACGACTGACGCGGACGCGAAAGCCTATCTGCTGCGCACCAAGCTGGTTCTCCAATCCCTTTCGCCGGCTGATCAGTTCGACATTGAGCAGATGTACCGGGAATTGCTAAGGGGGCAGCGTGGCCGATGATCATAGGGTAGAGCGTGGAGATCGCAGAAGCTATGAAAGCGTCTGGAAGAATGTCGCGCTCTTTTTAGGTGGCATATGCCTTAGCGGGTCCGTCGCGTGGGCAACGTATGTCCGTACCGCGGTGACGACTATGGACGTTCAGGGCATGATCAACGAGAACGAGAAGGTGCTTCAGGTCGAGATCGACCAGCTAGGAAAACAGTACGACACAGTCAACGCCAAGCTCGACTACATCATCGAGAATCCCGACAGGCCAAAGAAGCGATGAACCTCTCGGTGATCCGCCAGTGGTCTTCGCCAAATTCCACCATCGGGCAGCTCGGATTCGACGGTGTGTTTTTCTGCTACACGCTCGAACCGCGGATGGACCGCTCACAGGGAAAGCCCTACGCGATTCAGCCGGGCACGTATTTCCTCGATGTACTGCGGAGCGACCATTTTAGCCGGATGTATGGCTATGACTTTTATACGCCGCGCGTCCTCGGTGTGCCGGGCTTCGACCCTGAAACAATCGAGATTCATCCAGGCAACAGTCCAGCGGGAACGCATGGCTGCACAGAGGTTGGAATGACGCGCGGACCGCAACCTGATTGGATTGGTTCATCGGATATCGCGTTCGCGCGACTACTCGCAAAGCTCAAAGGAATAGGGAGTTGGGTCGGAGTTGCCGCACTGACTTCAGGGCTGAATAAATTCGAGCCGTTGATGGCGCAGATAGGACCAGGGCTCGAAGGGTCGTCGATAACCTACATCAACGCTGCTAGCGTCACGGACCCTGAGATCGGGATGTGAATGGCTTTCTCGGCCAGCAGGCGAATCCTAGTGGGGCAATGGAAACACCAAAGGTTATATGGGAAGAAAAAGACCGCATCCAGTACCTGAGAAGTGCCTGAGGAATTTACGGCCAGTCAAGCCCGGGGAAATCCGCAATCCCAAGGGAATCAACCGTAAGACTCCATGGTCGACAGAGAATTACAAGCTGTCTGCAGATCCCCTCCCGGAAAAACTACGCCTTAAAATCAACAAGAAAGCTGGTGCCGAGATACTGAAGAAAGGCGTGACCTGGGCCCAGGCGAATTCCATTCGGCTCGGCATGAGCGCCGTGTTGGATGGTCAGGTGTCCGCCTCGAAAGAGCTTCGCGAAAGTGTGGAAGGCACAGCGATGCAGCGAATGGAACTCACCGGCGCTGAGGGCCAACCGCTTCTGCCTCCTAGCTTGGAGATCACATTCCCAGAAAAGCCGACACAGGAAATAGAAGAGGAAACAATTACCGTACGCCCACCAACGGACAGAGATGCCAGCAACAGCGCCAAAGCTAAGAATTGAGATCGCACCGAAATTCAGTTTCCTGTTCAGGCCAGCGCGTTACAAAGTCGCATGGGGCGGCCGCGGAGGAGCAAAGAGCGTAAGCATCGCGCGCGCGCTGATTGCCAAGGCGCATACGCGTCGCGAGCGCATCGGGTGCTTTCGGGAATTCCAATCGAGCATCGCGGACTCGGTCCATCGGTTGCTGAAGGATCAGATCCGCAAGATGGGGCTCGCGGAGTATTTCCACGTCACCGAGAAATCGATTCGGAGCGTCATCACCGGAAGCGAGTTTTTATTCAAGGGCCTGCATCACAACGTCGACGAGATCAAGAGCACCGAAGGCATCACGATAGCGTGGGTCGAAGAAGCGCAGCTGGTCTCGAAGGACAGCTGGCAAGTGCTGGTCCCGACGATTCGCGAGGAAGGCTCGGAGATATGGGCCAGCTTCAATCCGGTCGAAGAAGACGACCCTACGTATCAGAAGTTCATCGTCAACCCGCCGCCGGACGCGATTGTCGTAAAGGTCGGATGGCAGGATAACCCGTGGTTCCCTAGCACGCTTGACGTTGAGCGTCGCTACATGCTCGAGACGGACCCGGACGCTTATCAGCACGTCTGGGAAGGAAGCTGCCGCGTCCTCAGCGATTCGGTCATCTTCCGCGGCAAGTATGTGATCGAGGCGTTCGAAGCGCCGACAGATCCAGTGCCGCGGTTCTTCCACGGTCTGGACTTCGGCTTCGCGAACGACCCGAACGCATTCAGCCGCTGCTGGACGACAGGGAAGCCCCCGCGCGAGGAGCTGTGGATCGACTACGCGGTGTTTGGTTGGAAAGTCGAGATAGACGACCTGCCGAAGAAAGTGCTCGATGAGATCCCGACGTCACGAGCGTGGCCAATCAAGGCAGACAACGCCAGGCCGGAAACAATCAGTTACCTATCGCGGCAAGGATTCAGCATCTCGCCTGCGGAGAAATGGCCAGGCTGCGTTGAGGACCGCATTGCGCACCTGAAGGGCTTTTACAAGATTCACGTCCACGAGCGCTGCAAGCATTTGCTCGAAGAGTTGAGGCTGTACAGCTACAAGCGCGACCGAGTCACAGGAGAAATCCTCCCCATCATCATCGACAAGCACAATCACGGGATCGACTCCATAGGCTATGCGCTCGATGGATACATTCGCCGGCGCGGTGCATCGGCTGCATGGCTTGGACTGCTGCCGCAGAGTGGCCACTGATGGAACAGATCCTTTTGGTGGAAGCGCCGATATCCGAATTCGAGCAGTCGGTTGGGCTCCGAGTGCATTTGGTTCGCGTGTCAGTGAAAGCATCCGACAGCCCTTGCTGCAAGGTGTGCAAAGCGCCATTGCCCGAAGGGAAAGGATCGCGAACGTTGTGCAAGCTCCATGGAGGGCGCGGATTCAAGCGCGATAAAACGTGGTGAAAGAAAATCAAGGCAAGCGAAGCATAAAGCGTCTGGCGCAAAGCGCAGCTCGCTCGGATGCCAAGGACCGGCAGGCCTATCAACGCAAGTCCGCCGACAGCATTCAGAACTTCGCGGCTGCCATTGGCATAGGGACCGGGAACATTGCGAGTGCCGCCAGCTACGGATTTAATCCCATCACACGGGTTCGCACGCTGCTCGAGTGGATCCACCGCGGCAGCTGGATCGGCGGTGTGGCTGTCGACTTGGTTGCCGATGACATGACGCGCGCGGGCGTCGAGATTAAAGGCGACTTGGACCCGCAGCAGATCGAGGCGATTCAGGAAGAGGCTGTCGCGCTGCAGATTCAAAATCGCGTGAACGACGCCATCAAGTGGTCGCGTCTATACGGCGGCTCTTTGGGCGTACTGGTCGTCGACGGACAGAACACAGCGACGCCATATCGCGGCGAGACTATTGGCAAGGGCAAATTCAGGGGATTGCTCGTTCTTGATCGCTGGCAGGTAGAGCCGAGCCTCGAAGACCTAGTGACTGAGGCTGGTCCGCATCTTGGGCTGCCGAAGTATTACAGAGTCACGAATGATGCGCCCGGGCTAGTCGGCCAGAAAATCCACCATAGCCGTTGCCTGAGATTGGAAGGCATTCGTCTGCCGTACTGGCAGCGCGTAATGGAAAACCTGTGGGGCATCTCGATCATCGAGCGGCTCTACGACCGCATGCTGGCGTTCGACAGCGCAACGCAGGGTGCCGCGCAGCTCGTCTATAAGAGCTACATTCGCACTTACAAGATTGAAGGACTGCGCGAAATCATTTCGAGCGGCGGTCCCATGAAGCAGGCGCTCGTCGAGTACGTCAACTTCATGCGTCAGACGCAAAGCATCGAGGGGATGACCCTACTCGATTCAAAGGACGAATTCGAGGGACACGTCCATGCAGCGTTTAGTGGGCTGAGCGATGCGCTGCTGCAATTTGGCCAGCAGCTCGCAGGGGCGCTACAGATCCCGTTGACGCGGCTGTTCGGGCAGTCGCCGGCAGGCCTCAACGCCACAGGCGAAAGCGACCTGCGAACCTACTACGACGGAATCAATCAGCAGCAAGAGAAAGACCTGCGCTCGCCCATGACCGAGATTTACAAGGCGATCGCGCGGTCGCTTGGAATTACCGTCCCGGACGGTTTCCGCATAGGCTTTCGGCCATTGTGGCAACTGTCCGAACAAGAGAAGGCCACGATCGCCGAGTCGATCACGAAGACAGTCATTGCGATGCAAGAGACCGGAATCATCAGCGACCAGCTGGTGCTGAAGGAATTGAAGCAAAGCTCGGTCGTGACAGGCGTATGGACAAACATCACGCGCGAGGAAATCGATGCAGCGAATGATGTGCCGACGCCGCCAATCCCAGAAGAAACCGGAAATGGGAATGACCCGAACGCAGAAGAAGAAACTCCAAACGGCCCCAAAACCAAGACCGGCGATTCCGGCATGATCTCTAAGGAGGCGGCTGGCTACGAAGATCCCGCGAAGGGCAAAGACCACTGCGGAGAGTGCAAGCACTTCCTGAAGGACAGCAAGACCTGCCAGATGGTGGAAGGGTCAATCAGCGCTGGAGCGTGGTGCAAATTATTCGCGCCCGCCTGAGATGGAAACAAGAATTCGTTTCCGGTCGGACAGTTGGTGGATTGCAGATGGCAAGGCTGTTGGAAAGTCTCGTCCTGATTGGGTCTCCGCAGAATCTTGGGACGCCGTTCCGAAGGCCGAACCTGGCGATACCTGGCGCGTCACTTGGTACAAGGAAGACACAGGGGGCAATCCTATTGAGGGGCCCTTCGCGGGATATGACATTTGTTGCCCGGGCTGTAAACGAGTGCATCCCTGGACGACGGCAACGAATTGCTTGCCTAAGCCGTGTCCTCACGAGGGTAAAGGATCGTGCTGGCGCTGGAGCGGATCGGCCGAGGACGGAACGCTAACTGCGCAGCCATCGCTGCTGTCCGAGAGGTCAAAAGGCGGATGCGGCTGGCACGGATTTCTGACGAATGGCGTCATGAGAGGCTAGATTGAAGCTTACCGATAAGTCCGGCACTCCACTGCAAAAGAAAGTACTCGTCCGTCTGTTCAAGCCGGATGGCAGCTGCCAAAACATCAAATTCCTCGCAGCCAAAGGCAGAGGCTTCACTGACAGCGGGATTGACGAGCTGCTCATGGACGTGGCATCGAAGGTCGAGAAGGCGTTTCCTGAGCACGAATTCGAGATGGTGCAGATTACGCACGCGCAATTCAATTTTGTCTGTCGTGGAAAGCGAGTTGCCCAAGGGGAGCAATGCGTTGCAGCTGCATCATAACGGCGTTTCTGTTCTCGGTGCTCGTGATCGGGTGCCCGAGCAAGCCGACGCCGCCTGTGCCGCCCGCTCCAACGCCTGGCTACGGCAAAGGTAACTACGGTCCCGGGGACCGGTACGCAAAGCCCAAGAAAGCGAAAAGGAGAAAGTCGGATGGACACGCAAAACGAAAATCCTCAGCCTGCCCCTAACGGTGAAGAAGCGGTCGCGCCGCAATTGCTGCCGCGGTGCCCGCAATGCAAAGTCGATCCACTCAAAACGATGATGTTCACAATCGTCCGAGGAACAGAAAAGCTCGTCATATTCTTCTGCGCAAATCCGGACTGCCGCTGCGTCTTGGGAACGAACATAACCTCGGTGGAACCCACGATTGTTGCGGGGACGATGCTTCCGCGGCCGAGATTGGTATGAAGAAGCGCGATGCTCGGCCAAAAAGGTACAGCCAAGAAATTATTGTTTCTGGGCGTAACGCCGATGCGCGGCCCGAAGAAATTTGTCAAAGACACAACTTGAAAGGCGAGGTGTCCAGCCGCGAAGGTACATACGTAGAATTGAACACTGTCGCCGGCGGAGAGCTTTCCGTCGTGATACACGGTCTTGACGTTTCCATGTTCAGGGGCAGCGAATCCGGCAAGTGAGGTCGGGCGAGGGAGGTATATGCCAATCCGCGTTCAGGTCGTAACGGAGAAGTGGAATCCGATTTCGGCTGCGATCCGGTTCTCAACCCGTTCGTGGGCGTCGCACGCCGAATTCATCGATACAGACCGGAGAATAACGCTGGGCTCGCGCAGCATCGGCGGCGTGAAGCTCAGACTTTGCGAGAAAGACCATTACACTAAAGTAGAGCAGTTCACCGCGAACGGGATCGACGAGGCCTATGAATGGGCGCGAACGCAGATCGGCAAGCCGTACGATTTCTCGGCCGTCACAGGGATTGCCATCGACCGCGACATGCACGATGAGTCCAAGTGGTTCTGCTCTGAACTTGTGGTCGTGGCGTTCGAGAAGGTAGGGCACCCGCTCTTGAGCACGCGACCGTCAGCGGCGTTCTATCGATACACGCCCCGCGATTTGCTCATGTCGCGCGAGTTGGATTATTTTAAGGTGAATAAATAACATGCCTGCGCCACCAAGACCCATGACCGAACTACGAAAAGGCGACTGGCCACCAGTCCATAACCCTCCGCCAGCTCCTGCGCCGCCAATGCCCATGAAGCGCGCCAATTTCATTGGCGCTCCAGAGTTCTACAATCTGCAATGTGCGTGTGCGATCCTCAACCAAGCCTTTGGATACAATAACTATCTCGTTGGCTCTTCTCTGGTCCGCAGGGATTTCAGGGACGTCGACATCCGTTGTATTTTGGACGACGAGGAATTCGACAGGTTATTCCCAGGGCATCCGAAAAATCCCAGCCTCGACGCGTTTTGGTCCATTATCTGCGCTGCTATCTCGGAATGGCTGGCGAAGCGTACTGGCTTAGCGATAGATTTTCAGATTCAGAGACGCACGGAAGCGAATGCAGAAAACGACGGACGCCGTAACTGCCTCGGCCTATTCATCGACCCGAAACGAGATGCCAACAAATCAACCGAATAATGCGGTAATCGACCGCAAGCCCACTCGCTCCGAGCTGCGCAAATCCCGCGAACGTTTCCTGCGCCCACGCAAAGCCGAAATCGCCTACCAGCGTCAACTCACCGCCGTCGCGAAACAGGTCGGCAGCATCATTCAAGGATTCGCCCCCGACGGTGTGGTCACCGACATGCCGGCACTTCGCGCATCGCTCCTTCGCTACGCCGAGGTTTTGCGTCCATGGGCGCGAACCGTAACTGCAACCATGCACGGATCCGTCGCCAAACGAGACGCGATTGCGTGGAATCGGTTATCTCGTGAAATGGGCCGAACGCTGCGCAAAGAGATCGCCACGGCGCCAATCGGCCAGGCACTGCGCGAAGCCATGGCGATTCAGGTGAAACTGATTACATCGCTTCCAGTCGAAGCGGCTGAGCGAGTCCACAAGCTGACGACCGAGGGAATTATTAACGCAACGCGCGCAGATGAGATTGCGAAAGAGATCATGCGTTCCGGATCGGTCACGGCGAGTCGGGCGCAACTGATTGCGCGCACCGAAGTCGCCCGGACGTCATCGCTTTTGGTTGAATCGCGCGCGCGGCATATCGGAAGCAGTCACTATATTTGGCGAACGGTTCTGGACGGCCGAGTGCGCAAAGAGCACCGCAGACTGGAAGGGAAAGTGATTGCGTGGGACGACCCGCCGATCGCCGGAGAGGATGGGATGCGGTATCATGCCGGGCAAGGCCCGCGGTGCAGGTGCTTCAGCGAGCCGATTATTCCGGAGACGGTGAAGTAACCTCGCAACACTGCCGCTTGACAGCTATATCAGCATGATGCTATACACCCTTCCCGTGAAACCACTGAAGTGCTTGCGCTGTTTGTCTCAATGGTTCCAGCGAACTCCAAAGCTGCCTCTCCGCTGTCCGCGTTGCGGCAGTCCGTATTGGAATAAAAAAAGGTTGAGAAGGCGGCCAGCACACCCCTGAAACCCAACCCTGGCAGTGCCGCCTTAAAGTTTCGAGGGCCAGTAGAAGCGTGAATCCCATTTTCTCGGTGCCCTCGATTCAATCGAAAGGAGAAAACATGAAACCCATAGCAATTCATCGAACGTACGAAAAAAGCAAAGCGGGGAATCCAGATATCGTCATTCACCGTTCCGGTGCACCGCGACTCAAGGGGCAGATGCAAATCGCCAAATGGATAAAAACGCTGAAGAAGGGCGATGTGATTCGCACCCTGTTCGTTCATTCGGGAGATCAAATCCTGATAATGATCTGCGCATCCGGAGCGAAGGTCAGGTATGCGAACTGGCACGCTACAGGAATTCCGAAGGGACTGGGCCCACAGGAGATCGCAGACCGCTGCGCAGCTCTCGATGACTC